CCTAATTAAATCAGGAATAAACTGAGGATTAGTACTCCATTCATCATATTCTTCTAGATTTACACTTGATAGGCAACATACTGCTGTTCTGTTTTCATCAGTTGCTAGTGTAATCTCGGAGCATAAATTAGAGTGATTTACTTTTAAACCCTTGTCTGCTTGACAGTTTGGTAAAGCACTTTGAACTGTATCACCAAACATGATATACGGCTCACCAGTTTCTACGCGGTTTTGTATTAGTTTTACCCACAAAGTTTTTGCAGAAACGGTTTTAGTAACTTTTCCTGTGTGTGGGTCAATTAAATCCCATGAATCATCGAAACCTGCTGTTCTAGTAGCATTTTCAATTATTTCCATGAACCTGTTGCTAACCACAACACCGTGATGCAGATTAACAGACTTTCTATTAACATCGCCCCCTGTGGGCTTTCTAACATCGAGAAACTCTTCCACCTCTGGGTGAGATATATCCAAATATGCAGCATAACTGCCCCTCCTAGTTACTCCTTGTGAAAATGCTAGCATTTCTGCATCTACCACTTTCATGAATGGTATGACTCCTGTACTTTCTGAGCCATTTGACGTTTTTGATCCTACAGAGCGAATAGCTGACCAAGCCCCACCAACGCCACCGCCCACACTAGAAAGAAAAGCGTTCTCTGTGTAGTGACTTGTGATTCCTTGTCTGCTGTCCTCAACATAATTAAGAAAACAGCTAATAGGCAGCCCACGGGTTGTTCCGCCATTAGAAAGTATAGGAGTAGAAAACATAAACCAAAGTTTACTAGCATAGTCGTATAGTCTCTGTGCATGTGCTTCATTATCTGAAAACGCTTTTGCTGCACGTGCAAACGCATCTTGAGGCGAAGTTTCGCCTTCAATTAAGTATCTATCTTGTAAAGTTTTATGACTAAACTCTGAAAGATAATTATCTCTTTTATAGTCAATTAACACGCAATCCTCTCCTCAATCTGTGCTATGTTATTTCCTCCTATAGCATCATCACAATACGATATTAAATCCATTAATTCATAATTTTGAAGTATTCGTTCTCCGCAAGCATTTAATTCTTGTATATGCTTATACTTACTAGGAATGGGGAGAGAGTCGTAAATATTCATTGCATCGCCGTATGCAATAATTAAATCTTTAGCTCTCTTAGGTCCAATACCTGTAATGCCAGGAACATTATCTCCTTTATCGCCTGTTAGACATTTTAAGGAAATATACTGCTCTGGGCTAACCTCATAGTGTTCATACCAATTCTGAATCCGTACTTCTTTTCTATTAACATAAGAAAATCTATTTACTTTTTCTTGAATTAGTAAATCCCAGTCTCGGTCGCTTGATATTAACCAAACTTCTTCAAACCCATACTCGTCTTTATTTTTTACTAGATGTGCAGCAATATCATCTGCTTCTACTCCGTCAAAACGAAGTATAGGCCATTTTAACATATCTAATGTTGCTTGATATTCTTCAAAAAATTCTTCAAACGCAATTTTTTCTTCTTCCGTCTGTGTAGCATACTTATCTTTTCTGTTTTGTTTATAATCAGGAAGTATGTCTTTACGGTATCGGGAAGAGCCTCCGTCTGCTGTAATTATTATATTATCACATTTATACGAGTCTGCAAGACTTTGTACTGTCTTTTCGTACTCATATCTAAAATCTGTTCTGCCCTGATGTTTCCATCGGAACGCTAAGTTAAGGGCATCAACTATTAGTGTTCCTGTTTTTCTCTGTGAATTAAAACTAAGTGCCATTTATAAACCTTATTTCCTCATTAGTTAACCATGCTTCCGCAAGGCAGACATAACAATCTAAATCGCTGATGTAAATATAATCTGTTTTTATTGGTTTAGTCCCCGTAGTTGCATAAACTTTGGATCGATTATATTTAAAAAACAAAAGCGGTAGCTGACTAGCGTTTTCGGCCTGGCTTTTAATTTTCCTCCACCAGCGACCTAGATTGTTCGTTTTCTTTTGTGTTAATATTTTATCTGTTAAAGGAGTATCAGCGTAATTCTTTACTTCAATACAATAAATATTCTTTTCATTTGGAACGTACAAGTCTCCTTTCAAGTACTCTAACGCACCTGACAATGGTACACGTTCAAATTGAAGATTAGTATGGTCTCTAAGTAAATCTCTAACTAAATACTCGCCTCTTGCTCCTTTCGCTCGACTATCAACCATTTACTCAATCCAATCATCATTGGAATCGTCTATTCCTCCAAAAGTTAAATCGTCTAATGCTTCAAGTTTATCTTTGTATTCAGAAATTTTTCCTAGTTCTTCTTCTATTGTGGCGACCGTGTCAGGGTGTTCTGCTACTCCAACAGGGTTCTTTAAAAAGACCTTTGCATTAATTTCATGCTTACTAATTTGTCCTATTAAATACTTTCTCATACCGTCAATATATATCTTTGATTTTTTACTCATTCTAACCTACTTATGTTTTCTTCTTTTACTACTTCTTTTTTATCGAGTAGTGGGTGAGTCCAACCGTGGGAAACTATGTAAGTGTTCAAATCTTCATTAAGAAGAACTTCTACTAGTTTCTCACGTCCTGTGTCATCTAATACTGCTATTACTTCATCCAAAAATAAAATGTTAAGCTTAGACTTTGAAATACTACTCATTAGCTTTCTTATGGCAATAAGAGTAGCTGTATTTACTCTTGCTAGCTCTCCTGAAGAAAGTGCGAGAATATCTACTATTTTGCCATCGTCTTCGACTTGGACATTTAATTTATCGTTTGATACTACGAATTCAAGAGTAAACCTACCATCAGAAAGCTCTGCTAGATAGGTGTTCGCTAATTCTTCTAACTCTTTTACAAGATTTTCAATCTTGTAAGCTAATAAACCATTTGTACTAAAGGCTTTTTTTAATATTTCCAGGTTTGACAGCAGAGCTTCCTGTTTTACAAGAACGTCTTGAAATTCTGCTGACTCTAAAAGGAAAGCATTTGTCTGTTCTTGTATTACTTGGATTCTGGTGTTGTGTCTTGTTCTTCTTTCATTTTCCTTTGCCGTGCTTTCCAACTGCTTTTTTCGTTGAAGTAGCTCAGCTCGAACGCTTGCCAGCCTTTCTTCCAGCTCGTTTTTATCCAGAATGGTACCTGGTAAGCTTTGATTAATACTTCGATACAGGTCTGTCCAATCGCTTTCAAGCTTTTGACAACGCTCGAATTCATAATTGTCATCCTTAATTCGTTTAATTTCATTTTCAATTTTTGCACTTTCTGTCTCCGCAACAGAAATCCTTTCCGCTTCTTCGGCTTTTAAGGATTTCATGAATTCGGGGATGACTGGTTGTTCACAAGTTGGACAAGTATCCCCTAATTTGTCTAACTTTGTTAAGAGGCGTTGAGACCCCGCTATAACTTGAGAGTGAGTCCCTATTTCTGACTGTAACGCATCATATGAGACTTTTTCTGTTATTTTACAACTTTGTGCTTCCTGTAAATCAATTTGACTCAGTAAGTCCTTAAGTTGATTATTTTTTGAGATTTTTTTATTTTTTTCTGAAATATTTTCAATTTCTTTTGTAAGGTAACGGAATTCTTTCTCTTCCTCATCCGTTGAAATTTCTAAATTTAACATTGGAAGTATGTTACTATCCTCCAATTTGTTATCTTTTAACCATTTTTCAATGGTATCAAGCTTTGCTTGTATTCCGTTAATATCTAAAGAATTCTTTCTTGCTTCTTCCTTAAATAGATCGAACAATTCAACATAGTTTTCAAGATGTAATAAATCAATTAAAAACTTTTTCCTATTAGTATCTGTTGCCGTTAAAAACTGTAAACTAGCATTTGTACTTTGGTACACCAACTGGGAAAAGGTTTTGAAATCAACTCCAATAACTTCTTGAATTGTCTTATAAGTATTAGTAGCTGTATGACTAGAAATATCTTCTCCGTTCTTTTCTAGTTTTACTTTGATACTATTTTTTCTATCAACACTTACAGCATATGTATCATCATCCTTTGTAAAGGTTAAATTTATGTTGTAACCTTTGCCAACATATCGATTTGGAATATCTGCTTTTTTGATTCCTTTGGAATTTTTATTGTACAAAACTTCCTCTATAATTAAAGGTATAGAGGACTTTCCTGTACCGTTTGTTCCAATGATTTGAGTTACGGTATTATCGTCTAATGTTAACTCATTGTCAGAACCATAACTAAAACAGTTATTCCACTGTAGCTGCTTTAGAGTAATCATTAAAAGTTCCTATAATGCTGGATATTTTTGATTTAGGAAGCTCTAGTATATATTCTAAATATTCTGCTAGTTCTTCACTTACGGTCATTTCTTTATCTAAAACTAGTGTTGCTTCAGTACTTCTCTTTACAACTTTCTTATCTAAAAGCTCTGAATTTTTTACTTGTGAAAGGTCTTGAATGTCTCCTTCCAGTTCATAAATAGTATGATGATAATCACTAGGTATCATCTTATCAGGGTTATCAACTGTTTTTCTCAGAAGTTGGGGCAAGTCAAACTTATACCATTTCCAATTAAAATTTTCATCAATTAACAAGTATCCTGTTTCTACTTCATTCCTGTGAAAGGATGTAGTCATTGGGCTACCTGGGTATACGATATTCTTTTGTGTATTACTGTGGGCGTGTAAATCCCCCGCTAATACTATTGGAAAATCTTTTAATAACTCCAAGTCAATTTCTGGTTTTACATGGGGAGGTATTTCACCTCTAACGTGTGTAAATAAGGGGAGCTTTTTATTAATATCCTTAAATATGTTTTTCTTGTGAAGATCACAATAAGGTAGAATAGTAAAGTCTTCATACTCTTCCAATTCGTCTACAATGAATACTAATTCGTTTATATCCCTTGTTACTTCTTTAAGCTGGGAGAAAAAAGTTTTATTCTTTTTTGTAGCTTCATGGTTTCCATCATATATTATAGTAGGAATTTTTACATTAGCTACAAACGAAAAGTATAATTCTAACTCCTCCATAGTCGGAAGACGATCAAAAAGATCGCCTCCGATTATATGAGTAGTACAGCGAGATTCTATTTCAGATATTTGATGAAAAAATTCTTGATACCTTTTTTTCGCCCAAGCAACTGGGACATTCTTCTGTCCCAGTTTTAAGTGCCAATCTGCTGTAAATAAGATCACGCTACATTGAACTCCGCTTCAAGAGTTTCATCAACTTCATTAGTATCTGATTGACGAATTTCATCAAGAAGAGACTTCTGTGCATCAGGGGTAGGACGAGGCATTACGTCATCCATAGACTTCAGTTCAGCTACAAGAGCTGCATTCGCATCACTGAGTGCACTAGGCTTGCACTTTAAAGGCTGAAGCTGGTACTCTACATTATAAGGAAGAGGACCGGTCTTTACTCTTTTGAATTTAATATCCCAGCCAGTTTCTGTATCAGTAGGATCACCCAAATCTTCTGCTGCAGTTATAATTTGCTCCCACAGCTTCTTCTTTAGATTTACAACTTTTACTTCACCGTTGTCTATACACTGAGTTGCATAGCTCCACCCACACTTGAGGTCGGGGTAGTATTCACGAACCCAATCCTTCTCTTTGTTGTTGAACGCTTCTGCGTTACGGTCAAAAGATAAACACTCTAAAGGAATGTTCTTATCGTTTTTGCCTTTTATCCAGTAAACATAGCGAGCAAGAATGTCGCCACACAGACGAAAAGAGTTATCTCCGTCTTTGTACTGAAAAGTGCTAATTGAGGTTTTTTGAGCAGAACCTTTCTGCTGATTAAATGATATTGCCATTTTAATGTTTCTCCGTTGGGGCTTCTTCGTATAAAAAGTGAATTTGATCGCCTTTTACTTGAAGTAGACTATGATTGTTTAAAAATATAAAAGGATCTATTGATAAGTGCAGTAGATCCAATGTTGTTTTACCAAAGGCACTATATTCCGCAAAAGAACGCAAACTTGCTAAAGCTGCGTATATGCAGACATCTTTATAGCCATACTGGTATGTATTATATAAAAGAACATCAGGGTGAAGTAAAAAAGACTCCCCTCTAAAATCGGTGTTGGAATATTTATAAATTCGATCAAAACGATTATTAGGGATTTGCTTTTCCACCATCATTTTTAAAACTACCACCATCTCTGATGTATTGCCGTTGCATGTTTCAAAGATTTTTGTCCAATTATATAGAAGCATATTATATCAAAAAATGAAGCTCTTGTCAAGAACTATTTTTTTAAAGTTCCTGTATGTTGTAACCCTGTTTCATATAGTATCCCACCCTATTAGAAGCCTGCCTTCGTGCCGTGTTTCCTTTTAGTTGGATATCTACTATTACAGGATCTCGTTTGCCTTCCTTTTTTCTTATAACCCTACCTATTAGCTGAGTTAATAAGGGTTCGTTGTTCACGGGGGTAGCCAAAATTAGACAGCTAAGATCGTCTAAAGAGATGCCTTCAGAGAAGATTGCTTGAGTCCCAAACAGAATATTTGCCTTTCCGTCTGTAATTTTAGACATAAGCGTTTCTCTGTCCTCATGTGGTACCTCACCCGTAACACAAATTGCTTTATCGCCTGCCAGTTCGGCGCAGACCTGCAAAA